GGTGTAGGTTTTCTTTTCCACTCACTTTCCCTCATTGATGGCCGCTATAACCGGCTTAACGTCAACTGGAGTCAACCTATAATATTGGGCCTTTTGGTCGTAAGTGCTTGAAAGTTCTTCTAGCGTATTTATCGACCTGTAAACAGTCTGCTCACAACGCCGGTTGTATTCGTTGTCTCGCATTTCGGTGGTTACTTTTAAGTATTTCATTGCCACGCGCCCTTCGTTGTCATCGTTGCTTATTTATAGCACCAACAGCTTTGCATTGCAATAACCACTAAAATTGCATTACGCGGCGGCGGTGTCACGCAAACCCTACCGAAGGGCTTTCGGGTTTATCGTTCATAGCGAGTAAAACTATGTCAGAAGTGCAGTCAGTAGCAGAGCTAAAGGCTCAAATTGCAGCGGAAGAAGCGGCCCAGGCTCAACAGCCAGAAGTCGAAGAAATTGATGCAGAAGAGCGCGAGGATTTAGAAGTTGATCCGCCCGAGACAACCGAAGGCGAGCAAACCGAAGAACCTACAGAAGATTGGCTCAAAGAAGACAGCACCGAAGAGGAAGAAAAAAAGCAAAGCGATTTGGTGCCAGCTGCGAAACATGCAGAAATGCGCCGCAAGTTGCGAGGCGAAGTTAGCGAGAAAGATGCCGAGATTCAGCGCCTAAAAAGCGAGCTGGATCAAGTCAAAGCGAATCCTGCGGCAAGTAATGCGCAAGAATTAGAGCTTGAAGTAGCTGTTGAATCCTGGGAATACGAGGGCGATCCGGCAACTTATGGGCGCTATAAAGCTGGCATAGACGCACGCAACGCGGTGAAAATCACAAGAGCCGAAACTGCTGAAAAGCAGCAGACTCAAGCATTCGAGCAGCAAGAACGCGAAATTGCCGAGCAGTTTAACAAACACTATGACCGCGTAGAGCAGTTTATTTCTAGCGGGAAAATGACAGTAGAGAAGTACAAAGCCGCCGAGGCTAATGTTATTTCAAAGCTAAATCAATTGACTGGAGCTGGCGAAGTTGTGATGAAGAAATTCATCGCAGGCATGGGCAAAGGTTCAGAGAAAGTCATTACCCATTTAGGGCTAAACAGCGCATCGCAGCAGAGGCTAGAACAAGAACTAAAGCGTGATCCGTCAGGAATTGCAGCCGCAATATACCTGGGCGAATTGCGAAAAACGTTTGATTCTCCCCCTGCGACTAAACCCAAAACAGCCCCAACCCCAGATGTGCCGCTCAGAGGCAAAGCACCTGCCACGTCATCGCACTACAAAGCCTATGAGAAGGCGGTGGCTGCAGATGACCCAACAGCAATGCTAGAAGCCAAGCGGGCAGCCAGGGGAGCGGGAATAGATACTTCCAAATGGTAGGTAAAATTTTATGGCTACATTAAGTGCAGGCAAGATTGTCGCAACTTATTTAGAAGAGGCGGCAAAATCCTTTGAATCTCAGCGTGGCATGCTTGATTACGTTAAAGTAATGACGCCCGACCCAGCTGAAATGCAAAATTCATCTAACTCCGTGCTTCGCCGCATGAATCAACAAGGCGCCTCGATCGCTGGATTTGACTTAACCGGCTTAGAGACTGGCTTGATTCAAGAGTGCTACGTAGCAGGCTTGGGCACTCCAGATAACGCCTTCGTTAGCCTTCGCGCCGATGATCTGCGTGATATTAGCTACGTGCGCGACCAGGCCGTAATTGACGGCGAGAAGCGCGCCAGCGTGTTGAACAAAGCGATCACCGATTCACTTCGGTTGACCAGCTCAATGTTCTATCGCACTAACGTAACCTCGGGTTATGACGCGATTAGCTTGGCCCAGGCGAGCATGAACAAGCGCCAAATCCGTAAGTCTGGCCGCATCATGGCCCTGAATGACAGCGATTTGCAGCTTTACAGCAAAGACCTTGCTTCTCGTTCAAACCTTGTTGGTCAGCCAGAGAAAACCTATCAAACCGGCCAGTTGTTTAAACAAATCGCAGGTTTTGAATCAGTTATTGCAAACTCTTCCCTGTCCGCATTAGTGGGCGGCGCCGACCCTGCGACTACCGTTACCGGCAACCAGTCGTTCTCACCAATTCCAGTGGGCACCGTAACAGCTGCTACCAACACCGTCGTGAACGCCGACTACCGCACCATGACTATTAATGTTGCTGCGTCAGCATCCTATAACATCGGTGACCGGGTTACTTTTGCGAATGGTGGTGTAACCGTTAAAGCTGTTGGCCGTGACGATAAAACCGTTACCGATGAGGCTTTAAGCGCCGTTGTGGTGTCAAAACCATCTGGCACTAGCATTGAGTTTTGGCCTAAATTCATCGCAGCAGATGATCCGGGTTTATCGACTTTAGAAAAGGCGTATGCAAACTGTAACACCCGCATTTTGAACGCGGCCACTGTTAACCGTCTGAACACTGATGCCAGCAATCAGCCCAACATTTTCTGGCAAAAAGACAGCATCGAAGTATTTGCTGGCACCATGCCAATTGAGAAGTTGGCCGAGTGGGGCAGCATGAAAACCGCTAAAGAGAAGCTGACCGACGATCTTTACATGTACATGCTTTATGATGCGAATATTGCGAGTCTGCAAGCTAGATGGCGGATGTTTATTTGGTATGGTGTGAACAACGCCCGCCCAATGGACAACGGCGCGTTCGTTAGCTTTTAATTTCCCCATTGGGGCTTCGGCCCCTTTTTTTAGGTTAAAATTATGGCTATTCAAGTTTATAAGGCTGGCGATACGCACGAAGTTGACGGCCTGAAGTGCACAATTGTTACATGTGAAATTGGCGATTATGCAGACCATAAAGCCACTGGCTGTGTTGATGATGTTAAAGAGCTTTACCCTGAGTTATTCCAGGTTTCAGAGCCCGAGGTAATCCCGGTAGAGGTGCAAATTGATTTGGTTGATGTTGTTAATGCTCCTGAGTTTTTAACTCAAAACATCCCGGTTGATAAGGCCGACAAAAGCAAAAAGAAATAACGTAAGGGGCCGCTGTGAAAACAAAAATCGAGCTAGTTAACGGTGCGTTTGCCGAGCTTCGGATCAGCGGCCTTACTTCTGCCACCGACGCAGAGGATATTGAATTAGGGTTGTCTGGGCTTGAGCGCGTAATGCACAGCGCCAAGCTACCGCTACCTTACAACTTTGAAGACCTGCCCGACCCCAATACAGAATCGGGACTGCCGGAATACGCCACGCTGGCTATTGAATTAAAGCTTGCCCAGCGCTTGGCTCCCGCATATAACAAATCATCAATCATTCCAGGCCTCGGTTACGAATGGTCGCAGCTAATTTCGCGGCTAAAACAACCTAAATACCTACAGCCATCAAACTTGATGCCAATTGGCCGTGGCAACGCTGGGCAATTCGACCAAACAAACTACATGCCAACGCCGGTGTTATTGCCGCCAGGAACTATTGAGCTAAACATCAACGACGCCGGGATGTTTTTGGTTGAGTTTGGCGATTACCTGCAGCCGGGTGAAGTCGTTAGCTCTGTTGTGGACACCGCCGAAACGGGAATAACCGTTTTGAGCGATGCCATTACGGGTGATTCTTACAGTATTGAAGTGCAGGCTGGCTCATCCACTGGGCTAACCCGCATTAAGCTGGTAATGACTGGCGACCTAGGCAGCGCGCGCACGCGGTACATGTATTTCAATATTGTCGACGGTACTTCAGCCAATGGGTGAGCTAACCATCCCAATCATTGGCGGCGATCAGGTCTTGAGTAACGCCGATTACGCCGACGCTATCCCTATCAATATGATTGCAGTGATACGCGACGTTAAAGGAAATCCTGGCTATTTAATTTCGCACGATGGCCTAACCCAAACGCACACAGGCCAGGGCATTGATCGCGGCGCTTTGTTCAATGAGCGTTGGTCTCGTTCGTTCAGAGTATCCGGTGAAAAGCTGATCGAGATTGTTGGTGGCGCGGTTGTCGTGATTGGCGATATTCCGGGTGCCGACCTGGTGCGGATGGCGTACGGGTTCAACTCGATGATGATCGTTGCTAGTGGAAGCACATATCGATATGACGGCACAACGTTAACTGAAATGACAGACCCCGATTTTGGCGCGCCAATCGATAATGTTTGGCTGGATCAATACTACATTTTTACCGACGGAGAATACCTTTACCACACCGATATTGGCGACGAAACGAGCATCAATCCGCTTAAGTTCGCAACCTCTGAGCTTTCGCCGGACAAAACCAAAGCCGTTGGCCGAACTCAAGACAATCTACTGATCGCCATCAACCGCTATACAACCGAGTACTTTGTTGACCAGGCTAATGATAATTT